CTATGGCTCTTAAAAAGAAAATAATGAATAGTAAAAGGAAGAAATAATCATGGCAAAAAGAGGATTATACGCTAACATACATGCTAAAAGAAAAAGAATCAAAGCAGGTAGTGGTGAAAAGATGAGAAAAGTAGGAGCTAAAGGTGCACCTACTGCCGCTAATTTTAGAAGAGCGGCTAAGACACGTAAGAAAAGGTAGTCATGGTTGCGAAGAAATATCAAAATCCTAGCGGCGGTTTAAATGAAGCAGGACGAAAATATTATAATTCGCAAGGCATGAACCTAAAAAGACCTCAACCAGAAGGCGGTTCAAGAAAGAAATCTTTTTGTGCTCGTATGCGTGGTATGAGAAAAAGACAAAAGGCTAGTAACAATACTGGAAAAGATAGATTGTCATTAGCATTAAAAAAATGGAAATGTTAATATAGTTGTGCAACCTACTTAGGTGGCAACTGCCAACACAATTTAGCCAAATAACTTGACCTACTGCGGTAGACAATCTTGACTAAATAACTGAATTGAAGAGGCTTTTATAAATAAACGTCATAATATAAAGGAGAAACACTATGGCAAATGCAGTACCTGCAAAAATCGGTAATGTAAACAGTGGTTCTACTAGAGATGATGCTCTGTTTCTAAAAGTATTCGCAGGTGAAGTTATTACTTCATTTGAGAGAGCTTCAAAAACAGAAGGTGCAGATATGGTTCGTTCTATATCTTCAGGCAAGTCAGCAACCTTCCCAGTAATGGGCAGAATTGCGGCTGAATATCACTCAGTAGGAAACGAGATTAACGGTTCAGCAGTAAATCACAACGAAAAGGTTATTACAATTAATGACCTTTTAATCTCATCAGTATTCTTATCAAATATTGAAGAGGCAAAAAACCATTGGGACGTAAGAAGTGCGTATTCACAAGAGCTAGGAAGAGCATTAGCTTTTGTTAAAGATAAACATATCTTACAAACTATTGGTCAGGCATCATTAGTAACTACACCTAACGTAACTGGTGGAGATACTACAAGTAACATAACTAACACAGGCATTGCTTCTGCAACAGATGCAACTGCGGCTAATGCAATGATTGATGCAATCTTTGCGGCGGCTAAAGAGCTTGATGCAAATTATGTTCCTGCCGAAGGTAGAAAATGCTTCCTAAGATTGGAAGAATACTACAAACTAGCTAACGCAACAAATGCAGTAAACGTAGACTTTAGTGGTAGAGGTTCTATCGCTGAAGGTAAAGTTCTAAGAATTGCAGGAATTGATTTAATACCAGTTCCTCATTTTGTGGACTCTAACGTAAACTCAGGAGTAGACCAAGGTTCAGCTACTAACGGTGGTTCAAACCCACAAGCTGTAAACTTATCTAACTTCGTTGCTTTAGTATCTCACCCAAGTGCTGTAGGTACAGTTAAACTTATGGACTTAGGTGTTGAAAAAGAGTACGACATCAGAAGACAAGGTACGTTAATGGTGGCTAAATACGCTATGGGACATGGTGTATTAAGACCAGAAGCGGCTGTAGGTATTAAAGAAGCGTAATAGTTTCTTAATACTAATTAGATTAGGGGGAGTCAAATCCCCCTTTTCTACTTTATAAAGGAAAACAATGGCAACACAAATTACACCAACTACAGAGTTACAAGCAGTAAATACTATGTTGAGTGTTATAGGAGAAGCTCCTGTAAACTCAATCACAGGTACAACAACTGTAGATGTATCAGTCGCTAAAAACATTCTTGACGAAACGTCTTTGTCAATACAATCACAAGGTTGGAATTTTAACACTAATTATGAATATAAATCTTTATCTTTAGATACAAATAGTAAAATACCTTTACCAACTAACTGTGTAAAAATAGACGCAAACAAATCTAATAGACACTTAAATCTTACAATCAGAAATGGTTTTCTATATGACATGGAAAAAGATACTGATGTATTTACAAGTGTTCCTAACTCAGTGGACATAGTTCTAGTCCAACAATTTGAGCATCTCCCAGAATACGCAAGACGATATATTACAATGAAAGCGGCAAGAAGATTTGCTTCAAGATTTATTGGTGACACAACAATTACACAATTAATTGGACAAGATGAAAATGAAGCATTAGTAGCATTTCAACAATCAGAATCACAAGAGTCAGATACAAATATTTTAAATGGTGACTCTGGTACATTTTCAATAATTAACAGAACAACTAGAAGGACTTACTAATGGGTGGTGTGGTATCTCAGTCTATACCTAATTTCCTTAATGGTATGTCTCAACAGACACCTACACAAAGAGGAATAAATCAAGGTGAAGACCAAGTTAATTTTGCAAACAATATTGTAGATGGTTTGTCAAAAAGACCACCGCTAGATTTTGTAGCAACTTTAGATAACACTAATTTATATCCTAACACAACAAAGTTTTGGTCTATACAAAGAGATGAAAATAATCAATACATTGTAGCATTTTATAATGGTGGTGTAAAAGTATGGGATTTAGATGGTAATGAAAAAACTGTAACAATACAAAGTGGTGCAAGTTATCTTACTTCTACAAATCCAAAACAAAATTTTAAATTAGTAAACATTGCAGATTTTACATTTATTGCAAACACAGCTACAACTGTAGCGGCAGACTCAACAACATCTGCGGCTAAAGTAGAAGAATTTTTAATAAATGTTAAATTAACAAACTATGGTAGAGAATATAAAGTAGCATTAAATCACCCTAGTATGCCTTATGAAACAGAAGTACAGTTTCAATTACCTACTGGTAATGATGCTTCTACAGATAGTAAGTTTAGAGATACAAACAAAATTAAAGATATATTATTAAATGGTACATCTAGTACACACTGGGATAGTGCCGCTAATGGTATTGGTTTTAAAACTGTAAGAACAGATACAGGAGCAACTTTGTCTAGTTCACAAGGTTTAGCTAATTATTCTGGTTTTACATCTTATTTTACATTTGAAAGTTTTGACTCAGTTATTTATGGAAAACCTACTGACCAAAATGCAAACTATACAGTAACTACAGCAGATGGTTCTGGTAACACTGCTATGTATGCTATAAAAGATAAGATACAAGATTTTAGTGATTTACCTTATTATGGTAAAACTGGTGTTATATTAAAAGTAACTGGTGATGAAGGTGATACTTTGTCTGATTACTATGTTGCGTTTCAAGGTAATGGTGTATGGAACGAAACTATTGCACCTGCAACATCTGTAGGTTTAGATAATTCTACTATGCCACACGCATTAGTAAATAATAATAATGGTACGTTTACATTTAAACAATTAGATTTTGATGACAGAACATGTGGAGATAGTGACACAAATGCTGACCCTAGTTTTGTAGGTAAGAAAATTAATAACCTTACATTTTATAAAAATAGATTAGGTATTATGTCTGGTGAAAATTTAGTATTAACAGAAAATGCTAGTTTCTTTAATTTCTTTCAAACTACAACGACACAGGTTTTAGATACTGACCCTATTGATATTGCGGCATCAGGAACACAAGTAAACACACTTAAAAATTCTGTAGGATTTAATGAGTCTTTACTTTTATTTTCTGATACAGCACAATATAAATTAGATAGTGCAGGAGATACTATATCGCCTACTACAGCTATACTTAATGAAGTATCTTCTTTTGAACATGATGATTCAGTACAGCCTGTGTCAGCAGGTAAGTTTGCATACTTTGCACAAGCTAGAAATAACAACACTGCAATTAGAGAATACTTTGCAGATGATGATACATTAACAAATGATGGTTTAGATATTACAGTTTCAGTACAAAGTCTTATACCAACTAATGCTTATCAAATTGTTAGTAACACTACAGAAGATACATTAATTGTATTATCTTCAGACACAGCAGATGCACAAGTTGCACCTTATACATCAGGTACAGCCGTAGCTCCAACTAATGCAGACACAATGTTTATATATAAATATTTCTTTGACAGAGGTGAGAAGGTACAAACAGCGTGGGCTAAGTGGGAGTTTACAGGTGTAAAAATATTAGGTGCTATGTCATTAGAAAGTTTTTTATATGTAATGGCGGCAGAAGGTACAAATACAAAATTATTTAAAATAGATTTAAGAAATTTAAAAGACACAACATTAGGACATGGTGTGTACTTAGATATGAAAAGTTCCGTTACAGGTACGTATGACAGTGCAACAAACTTAACTACGTTTACGTCACCGTATGGAGCAAGAACAGGATTAATAGCAGTAGATAGAACAAATGGTGCTAATTATACAGCCACAAATACAACAGGCTCTACATATACTATAGTAGGTAATCATACCGCATTATTTATAGGTGTACCATATACTTCTGTTTACAGATTGTCTACTCCTTATATTAGAGAAAATACTGGTAGAGGATTAGTAGCAGTAACTTCAGGAAGATACCAAGTTAGAAATATATTATTTAATTTTGAAAACTCAGGTTTTTTTAAAGTAGAAGTTACACCTAACAATAGAGATAAGTCTACAACTATAATGAATGGATATGTTATAGGTACGTCTAGTTCTCTTGTTGGACAACCTGCTATTAGTTCAGGAACATTAAGAGTTCCAGTACAATGTAAAAACACAGAATTTGTTATGGATATAAAAAGCGACTCACATCTACCAGTGTATATTGCTGATGCTGAAGTTGAAGGTTATTACCATACACGTTCAAGAAGGATATAATGGTTAAAGAAAATTATGTACGTAAAGCTATAATAGCAGATGCGTTGGAGTTATCTCCTAAAATTAGAAAAGGTGATAGAGAAGAGATTATGGCTTCTGATGGACACAGTCCGTTAAGAGCTTTAGTAACACCTTTTACTTATGATAATGCAAAAATATACAGTATTATAGGTACAGAAAAAGAAGGCGTTATAGGAATGTTTGGTAGTAATCCTACACAACTACCTGAATATGGTGTTGCATGGTTATTGTCTAGTGAAGATTTATTTAAACATACTAAACAATTTTTAAAAGAATGTCCGTATTGGGTAGCACAAATGAGTCAAGGCTACGAATACATATACAATTTTGTAGACCAACGAAATTGGAAAAGTTTAAAATGGTTACAGTTTTTAGGATTTGAACCTAAAGAAAAAATAAACGATTATGGTATTGGTAAAATGCCATTTTTATTAATGATGAAAGAGGTAAATAAAATAGATGTGCGGAGTACCACAAGCCCAACTAGCATTAACAGCAATTAGTGCTGTTGGTCAAATACAAGAATACAGAGAACAAAAAGCTCTAGCCGCTAGTAAACGTGCTTCTCAAAATCAAACACGAATAAATGCTAACATAGCATATATGCGTGACATTAATAAAATAGACCAAGAAAAAGTACAAGCTGACCAAGAAAAAACAGTAGCAGAATTTAAAACAAAACAAGAATCTAAAAAGAAACTAGCACAAGCACTTAACTTAAATGCAGGTAATGCAGTTGCTATAGTCCAAGACATAGGTTCATTGTATAATGATGAATACACAGAAATAAATAGAGATTACAAAGGTGACATGATTACACTTGCCGCTCAAACAACTGACGCATACGCAAACATGTCTAAAGTATACAACAGTTTACAGCCAGTAGTAGAGCCTAGTAGAACAGGATTGTTATTAAGTCTAGCAACAACTGGTGCACAAGGATATGTAAATTACGATACAGCAACAAAGGCTAAGAAAACATAATGGCAAAATATAAATCAAGAGTAAAAAATAAATACATGGGCTCTGGCTTTGAGGGCTATGTAGCTTCAGCAAGAACAACTGAAGGATTAGAGTTAGCTAAAAAATTGCAAGAAAGTGCTCTTACAGGTCAAAAATTATTAAATGTAAAAATAGACCAAGATAAAGATGAAGCTATAGAAAAAGTACAATCTTTGTATGCTTCTGGTAAAAAAATGGAAGACATACAAGCAGAGATATTAGCAGGTAAACACCCAGATTTAACAGGTAAGTTTATAGAAAAAACTACACAGTTTCATTTAGGTAAAGTAAAAGCGGCTGAAACTATTAAAACTATTGAAGCTAATAAAAATAAATATGATTTTAAAAACCCAGAACAAACTTTAGAAAAGTTCTACGAACAATATTTACCAAATTTTAATGAAGCAGATAATTCATTTACTACAGGTTTTGCGTCTGCATTTAATCAATACAAAGCAGATGAAGCAATAAAAGATGCAGAAAAAAGAAGTGTTTATGCTTCTGAGAAAAAAATAGAAGAAGGTAGAACAATTATATCTTCTATTCCTACAAGTCAATTAAAAGAAAAATTAGTAGAAACTTGGGATAATTTGTCTATGCAAGTTCCTAACACTGATGGTAGTGATAAGCCTAATACATTATTTACTAATGATGAAAAACAATCTGTATTATTAAAAGAAATAGAATCAACTATTATAGAAGCAAAAACAATAGAAGATTTAGATAGAGCTGATATATTACTTAATATGGATTTAGGTGTAGGTGCTGATGGTCAACCACGTGGTAGAATTACAGATAGAAAAAATGATAAAGTATTATTGTTAAAAGAAAAACTAGCAAAAAGAAGAAGAGCTTTAGAAGTACAAGAAAGAGAAGATAAAGCAAATGCAGAAAAAGAAGATGTTAAAAATATATTTGCTGAAGCTAACAAAGATAATGAATTTACTGATGATGATGGTAGTCTTATTAAAGTACCAAAAACTTATGAAGAAAAATTACAACTAAGAGAAAAATTAGAAGCATACGGTGAACCATCTTATTTAACAGCTTTTGATAACATGATTAAAAAAGATAGATTTACTAACACTGACCCACAGGCTTTTGATACAATAGTTTCAGACATTTATTCAGGTAAATATGAAAGTCAAAAAGATGTGTTAGATGTTTTAGTACAAGAAAACATACCTACTAGCGAGTGGGGTGCGGCTCTTACATATTATAAATCATACGAAGCAGAAAAAGATAAAGGCAAAAAACCTATTCATACTACTGACGCTATATACTCAGCAGGTATTACGTCTAACGTAAATGCAGTTGCAGGTATATTTACAAATGACATTGGTAAACTAAAAGAAAATGGTGCATTAGCTAAAGCAAAAGCTAAAAGTTACATGATTAAAGAAATACATGCTTTTGAAGAAAGATACAAATTAGAAAATGATGGTAAAGAACCTAGTATGTTAGAAAGACAAGATTTCATAGATTTAAGTAGAAAAGTATTGATGAAAATGTTTGAGAATGAAAACATTGATGCAGAGATTAAACCAATAACAGAATATGAAGCTGAGATAGAAAAGATAGAAGCAGAGAAAAAAGCTAAACAAACTAAATACAAAGACATGGGTATAACAGAAGTGTTTAGCAAAGTTGATAGTGCATTAGAAGAAAAGAAAGGTTTAATAAAAGAACAATTACCAAAACCAGATTTAAGTTTCTTTGGTAAAGATGCTACATTTGGAAATCTTGATAGCACAGATAGAAAAATATTTGAAGATAAAGAATATCCTAAATTTGTAGCTAAGTTCTTAACAGACACATTAGGAGAAGGTGGTATAACAGCAGAAATGTTGGAAGCTATAGACCAAGCTGACTTAAATCAATTAATAAGAGATATACAAGCAGTTATTGGTAGTAACATTACAGCTACACAAATACAAAAAGGTATTAATCAATTTATAGGAGCAACTAAATAATGGCAACATTAGACCTGCTTGACGCTAATGATAATCTTTCAGATTTACAAAAAGCTGAAAATAGTAAACAAGCGTTAGAGGAAATACAAACAGAAAAGTTTTACAATACGCTAAAATCTTATTACTCTTATAGAGAAGCTGACCCTAGATTTGAAACTATGGCTCACGAAGATTTATTAGATTACTTTTATGAAGATAGGTCTTGGAGAAACAACAATACAGTGTCTATGGGTATGGATATGGCTAATGTTATGGGTGAAGAAGACCCAATGAGAGTACAAGAATTTTCATACATACAACAAACTTACAATGCTTTACCTTCATGGTGGGACGACCCTAATAGAAGTTTTGCAGGTTGGTTGATAGACAATGGTAGTGCTATGATAGCTGACCCAGTAAACTTAATAGGTGTAGGTGTTGGTGGTCAAGTTGCAAAACAAGGTTATAAAGTAGCATTAAAAGAAGCTCTTAAAGGTAAAATGGCTAAAGAAATTAATGAAAGAGCTTTGTTAGAAGTTGCTAAACAAAATGAAAAGAAATTATTAGGAAACGCTATAGCTAAAGGTGCATTATACGAAGGACAAATAAATGCAGTTATTGCAGGTGGTCAAGACGCTATGTTACAAACTACTGCTATAGAATCAGGAGTACAAGATGAATTTAGTTTTAAACAAGCAGGATTAAGTTCACTTGCAGGATTTGGTTTTGGCACTGTATTTGGTGGTGCATTTGGTTATGGTGGTTTTAAATTAAAAAATAGACAAATGAAAAATACTGCTGTTAAGCAGTTAAATGATATACATAACTATGGTAGAAGTAACATAACTGGTAAACAATTATTTAATGATTTGTCTGTTAAAAAACCTAATACTAAATTATACAAAAATTTAAGCAAAGAAGAAGTAGACCAGATAGAAGCTAGAAGTACATTAAAAGGTGAAACTACTTCTGAAAGAATAAAAAATCTTAGAAAAGATAAAATTACAAGCAAGGACAAACCGTCCAAAGGATTCCCCATAAATTTAACAAAATACAAAAAAGGTGGTTATCGTCTTTACATTAAAAACAAAGTAAAAGACATGATAGCTAATGATGAGATTCCAACTAACAAAGTTACATTAGATGAGATGATTAAACGTGCAGAACAAGTTGGAGCTAATGGTAACAATTTAAGAAAAGTTGTTAGCCAAATGTCTAAAGACCCTAAGATTAGAGAGCAGTTTGCATACATTATAGCTAACGCTGATGCTATTGCTAGAGAAGCTGATGATATTGTTAAACTAGGTAATGAGTTAAATAGAACAGATTTAAGTGTAAAAGAAAGAAAAGAAATATTAACAGAATTAAATAGACGTGATGAAGGTTACACAGAATTATTACAACAACAAATAGAATTACAATCAGCAGGAGCTAGAGCTACTACAGCAGGTAGAGTTGTAAAAGATAAAACAAGAGCGGCAGAGTTAAAAGTAAAACCTGAAGACCCTGCTATGCACAAACTAAAACAAGACAATCCTGAAGAATACTGGAAAAAAGTAGGTATGCTTACAGATAATGAAGATGTTATACTTGCTTTACAAAATGCTAGAAAAGCAGATGGTTGGGGTTTAGCGGCTGAATATGTAAACAATAACTTACTTTCATCTCCTGATACACACATACTAAACATTGTATCTGGTCTAACACAAGTATTGTGGAAACCTGCGGTTATGTTATTAAGAGGTGCTAACATGACAACAAGAGATACTCATAGAGCTATGGTTATTATGAGAGAAGCATTACAAACTTTAACTTATCAATTTGTCTACATGCCACATGCACTAAAACAAGCAGGTAAATCTTTCTGGTTTGGAAGACCTATATTAGATTCACAACAAATGAAGTTTGACAATCACATACGTCAAGGTCAATTACAAAGATGGATTAATGAATGGGGAAAAGCAGGTACAGATAATATACCTTTATTAGGTAGAGTTATACAAAGAGCTGTAGTAGAACCTGTAGCGGCATTCTCTCTCTT